TTCGAGGACTGGGATGGCGGGCGTCGGTCGAGCGCGGCATCGGCGGCTCGGAGACCTCGCACGTCGAGATGGCCTGGCGGCTGGCGCGCCGCGGCCACGAGGTCCTCTCCTACGCCCCGATCCCGCCGGACTGCCCGGGCGAGTGGCGCGGCACGTTCTGGAAGCACTACAGCGAGGCCGACTTCTCGCAGGACGGGCTCTGGATCATCTACCGCGCGCCCGACGTGCTGGACCAGTTCGGCCCGCGCCGCCCCGCGCAGCCGCGCTGGCTCATGTGCCAAGACACCTGGTACCCGACGATGACGCCCGCGCGCGCGGCGAAGCTCGACCGAGTGCTGGCCCTCTGTCAGGACCACGTGGCCCACCTGCAGGCCTCGGCCCCGTACCTCGACGGCAAGCTCTGGTTCACCTCGAACGGGGTGAAGGTCGACCTGGCGCGCGAGATCGAAGCCGCTGGGGCGCCCGTCCGGAACCCGAAGAAGCTCATCTATGCGTCTTCGCCGGATCGCGGGCTCGTGACGCTGCTCGACATCTTCGGCCGAGCCCGCGAACTCGTGCCCGATCTGGAACTGCACGTCTTCTACGGGATGAACAACATCGAGAAGCTCCTGGCGCAGGGCAGCGCCTGGGCCAAGCTCCAGTTCTCCGGGCTCAAGAGTAAGCTCGACCGCCTGCTCCAGCAGCCCGGCGTGCAGTGGCGGGGGCGGATCAGCCAGGTCGATCTCTACCGCGAGTGGCTCTCGGCCGGGCTCTGGTGCTACCCCACGGACTTCACGGAGACCTCCTGCATCACGTGCATGGAGGCGCAAGCCCTCGGCGCCATCCCGATCACGCGCCCGCTCTGGGCCCTGACCGACAACGTGGCCCACGGGGTGCGGCTCGACGGCAGCCCGGCCATGGACCCGCTGACCCGCGCCCGGTACGTGAAGGCCCTCTACCAGTTGACGACGACGCCCGGGCTCCAGGACCGCATCCGCGGGCCGATGATGGCCTGGGCGCGGAGCGTCCACAACTGGGAGCGGTGGGTGGATCAGTGGGAGTGCGCGCTGCTCGGGCGGCCGATGGTCCCCGCGCAGTTCTGCTTCCAGCACAAGCATGCGACGGGCCGCATCCTCAACATCGGCTGCGCCTCCGACCCGACCGGCTTCGCCAAGCGCGGGGCCGTCAACGTGGACGTGACCGCCGAGAACCCGACGACGGGCGAGCCCAATGCGGCGCACGTCTTCTGGGACGCGCGGACCCCGTTCCCGGCCCACCTCGGGCGCTTCGACACCGCGATCCTGGGCGACATCCTGGAGCACATGGAGCCCGGGGACCAGGCGGCGGCCATCGCGGCGGCAGCCGAGGTGCTCAAGCCGGGCGGGCGCCTGCTGATCACCTGCCCCTTCGATCCGCGGGAGGCGGCCGAGCAGTCGCCGGGCGCCACGGGCGCCGAACTCTATGCCCCCGGCGTCCACGCCTTCCACGGCGACCGCGTCACGCTGGAGGGCCTGCGGACGCGCTGCGTGGCGGCGGGGCTCACCGTCGAGCGCGATGAGGTCCTCGATTACAACTTCGCCGACGGCATCGGCGTGATCGCGAGGAAGCCATGACCCTGTTCCACAACCGTCCCATCGGCACGATGGCCTATCTCGGCGGCCTGCCCGCCCTGCTGGAGCCCTTCACGTGGGCCTGGGGCCAGATGATCCAGTACAACGCCGAGGCCCTCTGCAACCCCGGGGAGTACGTGCACCTGGACAAGGCCACGGTGAGCTTCCACAGCTTCGCCCGCAATAGCCTGGTCGAGCGCATGTTGGGCGACTGGCTGCTCATGCTCGATACCGACCACGTGCCCGACCCGGACCTGGCCGTGCGCCTGGTGACGCTCATGGGCCAGGCCGAGATCCCGGTCATCTGCGGCGTCTACTGCCACCGCACCCCGCCCAACTCGCCCGTGCTCTACCAGTGGAACGCGGACGGCACCGGCCTCGAACCCATCGGGGACTGGGACCGCGACGCCAAGCTGATCCAGGTGGGCTCGGCGGGGGGTGGGGCCCTCCTGGTCCGGCGGCACGTCTTCGAGCGCATCCGCGCGGAACTCAAGTGCGGGCCCTTCGACATCTTGCCCCCCTTCGGCGAGGACCACTCCTTCTTCAAGCGCTGTCGGCTGCTCGACATCCCCGTCTACGCTGCGCCCCATATCGAGTCGCGGCACCTGGAGATTCGCCCCTTCGGGCTCGACACCTACATCGCCCCCGACATCCCGGCCGATCGGCGCGTGGAAGTCGGCGGCTTCGCGTAAAGGAGGCAGGACCATGTCCGTCGCCACCGCTATCAAGGCCTGGGTCGCCACCCTCAATGCGGGCGGCTTCATCAGTCACGGGCAGTCGCTCACCGTGACCGTGAACCTCACCGCGGGCTGGGAGATCCAGATCCCGCTCGGGGTCCGCTACGGCTCGAACGTCTCCCTCGCGGCGGCGGTCTTCGCCTACCCGTCGAACGACGGGGGCGCCACCTACGACACCGAGCCGATCGCGGCGGCGAGCATCCCGGCCACCGCGAGCGTGAACAAGGTGGCCTCGCTCCGCCTGACCACGGGGCAGTACGCCATTCAGATCCAGTCGTCCTCGCCCAGCACCACGTTCTTCGTGCTCACGCAGGAGGTCATCTCCGCCTTCAACATCGCGTAGTCCGGCGAGGCGATGAAGCTCGGCGTCACATCGCGGCTGCGTCCGGCACGCGGGGTGCTCCTGGACCGGAGCCACCCGCTTGTCCGGGCCCTGCGGTTCTATACCTGCTTCCAGGAACTCCACCTCAAACCAGCGGGGACAGGGCTCAACCGCGCCCTGTTTCGTGATGCGGCGATGGGGTTCCAGTTCCAGCCCGGCCTCACCAGTAGTCCGCTTGCCAGCCACTTTCCCAGTCAGACCGGACCCGGGCTCAGATTTGCCGGGGTCAGCAATGGTGGGATTCCAGTTGGACTGCCGCCATCTTTGATTAGCGTTGCCGATCGCCTGACGGTCGGCATCAAGGTGCGGGGCGAAGGAGCCAACGACATCTTCCTGACGAAGTCGGCTGGGAATTTGCTGCGCACGCATTTCGATTTTCGGTTCAGTTCGACGGGAATTATTTTTTCCACTTCCAATGGAACGGTTAGCTCCGACACGACCGGCTACACCGGAGGCTGGTACACCATCTTCGGAAGCTGGGATGGGCGGAGTGGGCGCCTCGTCATCCTCGATGAGAATGGCGGCATTCGCGAGATCAAGACGACTGGCGGGAGTACCGGCCCTCTCACCAACGTCACCGAACTCCTCAACATTGGATCACTAAACGCTGGCTTCAGTACGATGACCGGCTCCGTCGAGTGGGTCGGTGTCTGGAATGATGTCCTGAGCACAGAGGACTGCGCCCACCTGGGCGGCGAGCCCTACGACCTCTTCATGCCCAGCACGGGGCAGGGGCTCAAGCGTCCGGCGGCTTGGCTCAACCCGTCCCCCAAGCCCGAGTCCATCACCCCCGCCATCGCCCGGCGGCGCCAGACCTGGCTGCCGCCCACCAAGCCGACCGACCGCACGCTCGAACTCGACCGGCAGCATCCGCTCACGCAGGGGATGCTCATCTGCGTGCCCTTCTTCGAGGGCAACGGAACCCCGGTCGACTACGCGCGGAACGTCACGCCCACGGTCAGCGGCACGCCGGTCTGGGATGCCAGCCGGGGGAGCCTGGCCTGGCGCGCCCGCGCCGCAGGTGACTTCCTCACGCTCGGCACCGACGGTAACGACATCATCATTCCGCGCAGGCGCGTCACCGTCCTCCTCATCCGGGCGAAGACGGATACGACCGTCCGCAGTGCGGCCCTGTTCGGTCTGAACAACACCGCGGGCGATAACACGGCCTTCTCGGCCCAGACCGGCTCCGGGACCAACGTCATCACCTTCCGCTGGGGCGGTTCCGTCAACATGTCGACCAATATCAATGCCGCGCTCGGGATCACGGACCCTGAGGCGTGGGCCTTCGTGGCCGGGCCGACCGAAGGTGCCCACATCTACCGGAACGGCATCGACGTCGGGTCAACCCACCCGACTGCGGGCGAACGGCAGGAGGGCCCTGGCGAAGCTTTCTACCTGAACCGACTCGCCAACGGCGGCACGGTCACGGGCGACCTGAACAACTACATCTTCTTCGCCCTCCTCGACGCCGAGTGGGATCAGGCGAAGGTCCGCTCCTGGGTCCGCGACCCCTGGCAGTTCTTCAAGAAGGGTCGACTCGGGAATGCGACACGGATTGTCCAGAGTCCGGTCCCGGCCCCCTACAGCCAGGGCATTGGGGCCGAACAGACGGTCCGTGCTCTGCAGCCTGTCCCAGGGACCATCCTCAACTGGCGCCACCCGTTGACCCAGGGCCTGAAGATGCACGTCACGCTGAACCAGGCCCAGCGTGGCACCCTCCGTCCATCGGCGATCTATGATCAGGTCACCAACACCCCCTTCTATACGGGCACCAGCTTGAATGGGGTGACCGACGGTCCGCCGAGTCGCACCGGCAAGACGTTGAAGCTCGATGGATCAACGGCCGGGAAGATTAATACGGTTGCGGGTATCCCGAACCAACCCTCCACGCTCCTCAACTGGCGATCCACCGATCCTCTGACATTTGCGGCAAAATTCGCAGGTAGTCTCAACGTTGCAGGGACCGGGGAAGTCGTCGGGCTCAGTCATACTCTGACGGCTGATCTCTGCTTCCAAATTCTTGGCGGGAACATCATCCGGTTCGTCGTATCCGACTCGATTGTGTTTTCAGTGCAAACGGCGGCAGCCCTGGCCGAGTACGGCGACAACCGGACATTCCATACGGTGTTCGCCCGCGTCAATGGTGTCGGGGATTTCATCGAACTGTACGTTTTCAATGAAGATGGGGTTCTGCTTGAATCGGTCCGCGCCCCCGGGGCCCTCACGGCCTATCCTGCCGTGGGCGCGACGTCGGTCTTGGGGTTCGGCACTGGTAGCAATGGGCTCGGGGCCTTTTCAACCACTGAATGGTGGGGCATCTGGAAGCGGTACATGTCCACGAGCGACATGGCCCAGTTGGCCCAGAACCCCTACCAGATCTTCCAGCCCCCGGTGCAGGAGCGGTTCGCCCGACGCGCGGCCATCTTCGGCAGCGCCTCCCAGTTCGCGCCCCCGCCCGCCATCGGCGGCGCGGCCCGGTTCCGCAAGCCACCCCGAGGCGCGACGCTCAATCGACGCCATCGGCATGCACGGGACCTGATCTACTTCATGCCACTGAACGAGCACCCGCCGAACCTCGGGCAAAGCATCTCGCGGACGCCATTCTATGATCTCGTCGGGCGGACGCAGTTGATCCAGACCGGCTCCGTCACAAACGTGCTCGGTGACACCGCGATTGGCTCGGTACCGTCCCGCACCGGGTGGGCACTGGCATTTCACGGTACCGACCACGGCATGCTCTCGAAGCTCTCTCTCACGCCGACGGAGATGCCCCCGCTCCTCAACCGGAGCTTCAGCCGGATCACCGTCGCGGCGAAATTCCGGCTGCCGATCCCTCAGACGAACGCGGTGGGAATTTTCCAAACGAATGGTGCGGCGGGAAACATCGGGTGGTCGCTCGGTGCATCGTCGAGCGCTCACACCGATGGCACGATCAGCTTCTTCCATGCTCGCGGCCTGGCGACTGCACGAACGACGCAGGAGTTCTCCGATGGGCGCTTCTACACGGCCTTCGGCCAGTACGACGGCCGGGCCGTAAGCATCGAAGTCTACGACGAGGACGGCAATCGGGTCGAGCGTGCGACGACCACCGGGGGGGTGCTGCCGGTAGACATCCTGGGCGGGCTCAACCAGATCACCGTCGGGGCGCTCTCGCGCAGCAACGCGCCGATGACCGGCGACGTGGAATGGGTCGGCGTCTGGGATGCCGTGCTGCCGCCGGGGGTGATGTCGGCCATTGCGGCCGAACCCTACGAAATACTCTACAACCCGGTGGAGCGCCGGGCTGCGCTCTTCACACCGCCTCCCCCCTACACGCCACCCGCCCCGCCCCAGGCCCTCCGCCCGCGGACCAAACCGGAGCCGGGGCGGCTGCTCGATCGCTCCCACCCGCTGGTCCGGACCCTGCGCTGCTACCTGCCGTTCAACGAAGAGCCCCGTATCGTCGGCCCAACCGGTGACCCGATCGGCGGCCGTCCGTTCCGCGACGCCATCTCTGGGCGGTTCTTCACGAACGGCTACAACTTCGGTCTGGGGCCGAGCCCGGGGAACCCGAGCCGCACTGGGCCGACTGTCCACATGACGGGCGACGCATCAGCCCAGATTAACTCCTCGGAGACGCTCGCGCTCGACGGGACGCGGAGCCAGCCGCCCACCCTGCTGGCGGACTATAGCGTCACGCCAATCACGCTGGGCCTGAAGTTCGGGTACGGCACTGGCCAGGGCAATGCCCACATGTTCGGGATTGCCACCGCCTCGCTCGACCGCGCCATCCTGCAGTTGACGCCCGCCACCCACTTGATCCGCTTCAATTCCGGGTCGGCCACGGTGGACTCGGTCAACGCCTATAACACGACGCGCTTCTACACCGTGTTCGGGCGAATGACCGCGCCCGTCATTAACTCGTTCCCGGAACTGTTCATCTACGACGAAGACGGGGTGCTGCTGGAGCACGTCGTCTCGGGCGTCCAGCAGCAGTGGGGCCTGAACAACGTCGCCTTCACCTTCTTCGGGATCTTCGGGGCCATTGCCGACTACGAGTGGGCCGGGATCTGGCACGAGGTCCTGAGCGACGCGAATATGGCCCAGTTGGCGCGCAACCCGTATGTCATCTACGAGCCGCCCGCGAACACGAAAGCGCGCAAGCTCCTCAAGTTCGTCGTCACCACGCCGGGCACGCTCAGCCCGACCGGCATCCCAAGCGAAGAAGCGTTCGGCACGCCGAACCTCACGCGCCTGGCGCTCTATCCCACCGGCATCGCCACCCGCGAGGTGCACGGCACCCCGCACATCGGCGACGTCGACCCCGCAGGGATCGTCTCCGCGGAGGCCTTCGGGACGGCGCGCCTGCTGGCGGGCGACCTCAACCCGGACGGCATCGCCAGCGCCGAGGTGGTCTCGGACGGCGCCAACCTGATCGGGGACCCGAGCCCGGACGGTACGCTCTCGCCCAGCAGCATCGCGGGGGCGGAGGCCATGGGCGCGCCGACTCTCACCGAGGTGCAGACTCTCCATCCCACCGGGATTCCGTCCGGCTTCGACATGGACAACCCGACTGTGAGGCCGCCTGTGGGCACCATCAATCCCTTCGGCATCGCGAGCGAGGAAGCCTTCGCCGACGTCACCACCACCGCGCTCGGCACCCCGATCGGGGGCACGTCGGTCAACGGTCCACCGATCAATCCTCCGGCCCCCGCGGCGGGGACGGTCACGGCCAAGAAGCTCTGCAGTCCCTTCGATCTGATCCTGGCCGGGCTCTACACGACCGCGGCCAGTCCCGCGGCCATCCTGCCCGAGGTCTACGGCGACTTCAGCGCGGGCGGCCTGCGCGGCCCGATCCCGACCGTACTGGTCACGCAGTCGGCGCCCTGGATCTTCATCGCCGCGATGCACCCGGTCCAGTCCATCGACCAGGTCTACGTCAACGACGTGCTCCAGACGGGCGGCTTCGCCGCGATCCCCCAGGTCGCGCTGGGCGGCGGGCCCCAGGTCGCGCTGATCGCCTTCGATGAGCAGCCCATCGGGGAGGTCACGTGGCGGGGCAAGGGCAAGATGAGCAGCGTCACCGGGGCCCTCATCACCGATCCGATCCTCCAGCTAGAGGACCTCCTGCTCACGCGCGGCGGCTACGCCACCACCGACTTCGACGCCACCACACTCGCCGAGGCCAAGTCCCTCTCGGCCGCGGCGGGCTGGTCGACCGCCTTCGTGATCAACGACACGAGCCAGATGCAAGCCTGGATCACCGAGATCCTGTTCAACGTGATGGGCTTCTGGCGGGTCTCGGGCCGGGCCCAGTTGCAGATCATGATCGACCCGGGCGGCAGCTTCGCCCAGTCCGATCTGGTCGACTCCATCGTGGCCAACCGCGATGTCCTGGACGGCGACGACGGCGTCACCTTCATCGCCGACCGCCAGCAACTCGTCAACCGCCTGGTGGCGAACTATCAGTATTCCTGGCAAGAGCAGCGCTACACCGCCCAGTTGGCCGACGACACCCTGCTCGATGCCAAGAGCAGCAACGCCTACGGCGAGGTCCGCAAGGAGGTCACCCTTCGCGGCCACCGGGACGCCACCCAGTTGGCCCAGTGGGCGACCATCCTGTTCGCGCGCCAGGCTTTCGAGACGCGGGTGGAGGGCGGCCAGGTGGAGTTCACCACCAAGGGGCCCCGACTCATCCATGCCACCGTGGGCGACCTCTTCGCCTTCACCTGGCCCTACGGCCCGACGCGGGAGAACGGCAACCCCTACGTCAACCAGATCCTCCGAATTGTCGAGATTTCCCAGGAGTTTACGCGGGGCGGGGCGACCACCGTCCGGGCCGTGGACACCGGGGCCTACGTCCAGAGCGCGGGCAGTCGGCTGCTGACGCCGCTGGCCGTCTAGGAATGCGGGGTGCGGGGGGTCCCCCTCCTACACTAGTCGTGCGGACACATCACGACTCGACACGGAGGAGGACAGCCATGGACAAGGTCTCGCGGTGGTTCCTGAGTGCGCTCGGCGCGCTCGTGCTCTCGCTGGTCTGGGTGGATGCGGGCATCGCGCAGCAGGTGGGCACCGTCACGCCGCCCTCGATGAAGGAACTGCTGGCGGTCTTGATCAACACCGCGGGCGTCATGTGCGTGGTGCAGGTCATCAAGTTCTATCTGCCCTACCTCACGGACAAGTACGGCTGGCTCATGCCGCTGATCGCCATGGCCTCCGGCCCCGTCGTGGCCTTCCTCCAGGGCTTCCTGGCCACCAAGCTCGGCTACCCTGGCTTCGACTTCAGCCTCATCGTGGCCGCGCTGACCGGCGGGACCGCCGTGGCGGCGCATCAGGTCTACGCCCAGCAGAAGGAGGGGCCCACGGGGATCGCGCGCGGGCGGTGACCATCGTCCGGGGCTCCGGGTCCAGCCGTACGGGCCCGGGGCCCCGAGAGCGGGCGCTAGACGGGGGCCAGCGCGTCCTGCTCCTCGCGCGCCCGCGCCATCGCCCGATCGCTCGACCGCTGGATCATGCTGAGGTGCACGGGGCACGTCTCAATCGCCGTCCGCCAGGGCCCGCCCGGCGTGGTCTCGAAGACCAGCGGCACGCAGCCACAGCGTCCCTTCAGCGGGAGCTTCCGGATCATCAGGCCCGAGTCCAAGATCCGCACCTCGTCACCGAGGCACGGCTGCTCCACCGCGCGCTGCCGAATGGCCTGCTCCAACCGCGTCTGCCAGGTCTGCGCCATAGAGGATCTCTCCGGGAAGACAGAATTTGACCTCGCGTTTCCGACAGGCAAGGATGACGCCAGACGCCCCGGGCCGCGAATTACCAGGGCTTTTCGCAGCACGGCCGAGCCCGGAATGTCCATGTCCGGAATAACCAACCGGGTAAAAGGTTCCGCATGACCGTCGGCGCGCTGAGCGCGATCATCGCCATCCTCGGGGGGTTGGCCACGGGGGTGAAGTGGCTGGCCGCCTACTTCGGGGATAGCTCCGTGCTCCGGCGGCTGCAGTTGTCGCTGGAGCGCCAGAAGGCCCGGCAGGAGGTCGAGCGCGAGCGCCTGCTGCGCACCAACGAGCGGATTGACCACGAACCCGACAAGACAGGCCAGGACCTGCTGGACTCGGTCAACGACAAGCTGGAGGGCAAGGAGTGAGGCGCTGGGGCCTCCTGCTGCTCCTCCTCGTGTGCCCCGGCTGCTCGGCGGTCTTCCACGCCGAGCCCGCGCTCGACTTCCCGGCCTGGCCCAAGACCAAGTTCACGCTGACCGAGCAGGGGGCTTTCTGCCTGGATCAGGACGACATGCAGGCCTTTAGCAAGTGGCTCGACAAGCTCCGCGCCTTCGAGGCGGCCCGCCAGCGGCTGCTGAAGGCGAAGTGATGATGGACGATCGCCCGGAGGCCCCGGACATCCTGGACCTGGAGCGCCAGGCGCTGGCCGCGCCCGTCGCGGCCGATCACCCCCGCGCGGGACTCTGGCCGATCTTCCTCCTGCTGATCGTGTTGGCCCTGGGCCTGATGGCCTCGCCGTGGATCGGCCGCCACCTGGGTTTCCAGGTGCCATAGGTCGCGCGCAACACACACGTCAGGTGACGGCGCCGGGGCTGACCCAGCCGCTGGCCGCCATCGGGCGGCAGGTCCTCGGGCTTGAGGCCCAGCAATTCCGCGGGCGTCATCGGCTTCAAGCGATCCGCGCGCGAGACATCGCCGCGGAACAGGATCTTGTGGAACGGCGCGAAGTGTTGCGAGTACCGCCGGGGCACGTAGTGCTCGATCTCGGCGTTGCGGAGATGGCTGGACCAGAGCACGTGCGGCCACCAGCCATGATGCGAGCGCCGGAGGATGAGGTAGCCCCCGCGCGTGACCCACCGCCAGAGGGCGAAGATCAGGCAGTTGCTGACCCCCATACCGGCATCGTACTGCCGGGCCCCCGGCACACGAAGAAATGCGACGCCTTTTACTCGGCCTCCGTCAGGAGGCGGGACCAGAGCAGGAAACACTGCACGTGGGCGTGGTAGACGCGCCCCTCCGCGTCCAACTCGATCTCTAGCTGGGTCTTCGCGATCTGCCGCCCACAGCCCCCGCAGGCGTCGCCCCCGTTGCCGGGCCCGCCCCACACCCGCGGGGGTTGGCGGGCGGGCAGCGTCCCGAGATGCATCCGACAGCGGATCTGCTCACGCAACGCGGCAGGGGAGGCGGGGGCCTCGTCCATCTGGGCTCGACCTCCCGAAAAAATGGGTGCGGCGGGGGATGTCCAGGAGCCAGATGCCACTGGTCTCGGCGCCGGGTGCGCCCCCCTCAGGGACCAGTGGAAGGCACGCCGACGGTACTACGGTTTGGGCCGGAAGAGGCGCACATTTTCAGGCCTTCGGGGTCCCCTTCGGCATCGCCTGCTCGGGCGGTATCGAGGGCTGCGTGGCCAGGGTGTCGCAGATCCGGCAAGCCTCCGCGACCCCGTGATTACTGAGCGGCGCGTGGATGACCACGGCCGCCTTCCGGACATACGAGAAGTGCCGGACGCGGAGGATCGTGGAGCGCAGCGCGGCCTCCAGTGCATGGATGCGGGCGTCGGCCTGATGCAGGGCTTCATCCTGCGTAGCGATCTCTCGGTTGGCGGCGTCCAACTCGGCGGTGAGGCTGGCAAACGACCGGTAGTGGAGCAGCCAGCAGTAGATCTGGCGGATCATCGCGGATACAGATTCGGCGGGATCATCGGCGCCCGCGCCGCGTCGATCGTGACAAATTCGCCACACCGCGGACACTGCCGCGTTGCGCTCGCCCCTCGGCTGCGTTCCCAACGAAAGACGGTCTTCCCGTCCGGCCAGTAGTCAGAGGGCTTCACGGCATGGTCTCCAGTCACGCAGCCGGGTGGCGGAGGATGGACGTCCGCGGCGGCGCGGCGCCTGGAGCCTCGGAGCCAGCAGTAGATCTGGCGGATCACTTGTAGCCCCAGCGGCTGAACGTGAGCCCGGAGACGCGGTAGCCCTTGGCCTCCATGCACCGGAACTCGCGCTGCGTCTGCTGGTACTCCTCCACAATCGTGACCGCGACGCCGACCCCGTTGGCCGCCACCACGACCGGGCTCTGCCCGATGATGGGCGTCACCAGCACGAGGCCCTTGGCCTCCAGGCGGCAGGCCTCCAGGTCCGCCCGGTGCTGGTCCAGGCTCACGCGGGGCTCGTGGGTGTAGTGGGTGCAGGCCGTCAGCACCAGTCCGCCGAGCGCGAGCAGGCCGAGGCGCCGTCGGATCTGCCGGTCCCGCCCGCTGAGAATGCTCCAGGCCCGCCGCCAGAGGCGTCGCATTAGCCGCCTCCGCCGGTGAGCACCAGCGCCAGCAGCGCCAGCACCAGCGCCCAGCCCCACTTCGTCTTCCGCAAGGTCCACTCGATGTCCTGCCCCCAGGCGAGGAACTCCGCCTCCGTCATGGTAGGCCTCCTTTCAGCTTGGCGAGGACCCGCTCGGCCCCCTCGATCTCGTACTTCTCCCGGTCGCGGCGCGCGCCATAGGGTTCGACCCCCGCCATCTCCCGGCGTCGGGCCGCCCGCTCGGAGGCGTGATGCCGCCGGAGCTTGCGGAGCTTGGCGCCGACGACACCGATCAGCCAGGTGACCTCCGGCTGGTCCAGGTGGAGCAGCGTGGGCGGCGATTTCACGCCAGCCCGGCCCAGGTCGGTGGTCATGGCGTGGCCGCTGCGACGGCGGCCTGCTCCGCCTCGTTGAGGAGACTCCAGGCCGAGAGGAACTGCCCCTTCGGCACCCGCTGGCGTAGGTACTCGTACTCGGCGGCGCGCGCGGCCAGGAAGGCGTCGTGCAGGCGATTCATCTCGGCGAGGTCCGCGTCGCTCACCTGCTGGCCCAGCGCGACGACCGTCGGATGCTTCTCCGCGAACTTCTCGCCATCGGAGACGCGCGTGAACAGCGCCTCCCCCGTCCGTTCGTTCCGCCCCCGCAGGATCGCGCGCTCGTACCCTCCCGGGGTCTGGAGTACGACCGGGATGCGGTGCTCGACCCTCTGCCGGGTGACCTCCTGGCTGATCCGCTTTTCCAGATCCTCGCGATTGGTCGCCTCGATCCGGACCGCGCCGACCGCGGTCGCGAACCGGAAGCTGCGGGGGTCCAGCACCACCGGGAAATCCCGGCCGCGGACCTGAACGGTGCCGACGCTGATGTGCTCGCTCTCGCTCATGCCGCGGGGACCTCCTGCCCCAGGGCCTCCAGGAAGAGGCCCGCCAGATACTCCTTGATGTCGTTGCGATCCCGCCCCGTCACCTTCACGTTGAAGCCGAATTGGAGGCTCGGCGTCACGATGATCTCGTGATCCGTCCAACCGTCGTACATGCCGCCGTCGTTCATGTGGTGGTAGCTGCCGAAGAGCACGAGCTTCTCGGGCGTGGACTTCACCAGGTCGATCGTGGTTCCGCTGTCCCAGCCCGAACCGGACGGCAGCCTGGCCTCGATGGCCTTCAGGCTGTCGGTATGCTTCTCGATCCACTCCGTGTTTTTCCGCTCGATGCAGGTCCGGCGCGCGTCCACCAGGCTCGCGATCTGCGTCACCAGCTTGCCCGACCCCGCCAGTCTCATCACGTCACCTCCGGCTTGTCGAGAATCGTGCGCGCTCTGGCGATCATCGGCGTGATCCGCTCCGCCGCGAGCACCATGGCGATCGGCATGCTCCAGTAGTCGGAGCCCTTGCTGCTGAAGCGCGCGAGGATCGTGCTCCCGTCCCCCGAGCAGCGATACCAGTCCATGCGGCGCCCGTCGTGGAAGATCTGCGACTCCAGGTAGACGCAGCGCGGGCAGTCGTGGGTGTACCGCATGGGCATCACTTCACCACGCGCTGCGCCGCGAGGAACTCGCGGTAGCGGCTCTGGATATTGCCGTGGCCGAAGACCAGCCCCTGGGCGTGAATCCAGCCGAGGAAGGCGCTCGCCTGCTTCCATTCCTGGACCGTGAAGCTCTCCTCGACGCTCATCAGGGCGAGATCCGGATCGAAGGACCCGTGCTGCTTGACGCCCAGGATCAGGAGCGTCGCGACCTTGTCGCTCAGCTTGGCGGGGAAGGTGGCCATCTCAGCCCCCTCCTTTCATCAGCGAGTAGGCGTAGAATCCGCCGCGATCGTCGGCCGGGGGCGCGAAGTCCGCGGGCACTTCCTTGAAGCCGACCGGCAGCACCACGAACCGCTTGCCGTCGAACCGGATGATGTCGCCGACGCTCACCGAGGGCAGGCCCTGGGCCCGATCCTCCTCGGTGGCGAAGTCGTTCTGGCCGAACTCGAAGGCCGCGCCCAGGCCGGGCGTGACCAGCCGCGGCAGCGTGACCGTCCGGATCTTCCCCTCCGCGAAGGCGTGCATCTCGACTTCCATCGTGACCATCTCAGCCCTCCTTGTGCAGCACGGTCTCGCTCGCCACCTCGACCACGCGCCACGCCCGCACCAGGGTCCAGCGCCCGGCCAGATCGGCTCCGTAGGCCTTGGCGTCGTCCACCGTGTCGAACCGCAGCGCGTTGCCGCACCACTCGCCGCTGTTGTCGGCGATCACTTCGACCTTCAGCGGCCCGTCGGTCTTGTGGGCCATGGCTCAGCCCTCCTTCACGTAGAGCTTGTTCCGCGCACTAATGAGAGCGTCCCGCAGGCAGTGGACGCAGGTCACCTCGTGGACGATGACCGTGGACGGATCGGTCGGGGTGGGCTTGCGGCGCTCCTTGTAGGTGGCGCCCATGCTGCAGGCGGGGCCGCGGCCACCGCCGGGCGCCGGGACTGAGAGATGCGTGATCGTCATGGCTCAGGCCGCCTCCTCCACGTCGCCCCGGAGCGCCCGGTAGCGGGCCTCCAGGGTCTCGATCACGGGGTCGATCACCTCGACGTTGCCCCCGTCGGTGAAGAACTTCTCGCCGCCCGCGGTCCGGAGGCCGACCCGCACCGCGCCGGTCCGGAAGTAGCGGTGCCGCTCGAAGCCCGGGCCGCTCCAGAAGATGACGCCCTCGGTCCCGATCGGGACCTTGCGCCCGCGCACTACCTTGACGGTCCGGCCGCGGATGTCGACCCGCTTGCGGTCCCGGATCTCGGCGCTGATCGACCGCTTCTCGGCCTCGCGGGCCTCGTAGGCGGCATACGCGGCCAGGACCTCGGGGGTCGAGTCGACCTCGGCCGTGCCGCTCATCCCCATCGTGGAGCCGTAGCTCACCAGGCGGGGCTCCCCGGTCGCGGGGTCCCACACCAGGGCGTTGATCACGCAGTCGTAGCCGTCGTTGAAGCTCGGGCCGTCGAGCCGAGCCTTGAGGACCAGCCCCGCGTACTCGACCGCGGGGCGGACCGTGTCGGGGCGGTAGCGGGCATCACTGGCGAGGGTCTCGGGGGACCACCGGATTGCCATTGAGGGACCTGCCTTTCCGGAGGCTCTCTCCGCCTCCACCCCAAGCCTAGCACAGTCCAAGTCTATGTCAAGTGCAGCGGAACCTAGCGATTCCCCGCGCGATTTCGCGGCAGGTCGGGCAGCCGCCCGCCAGCGGGTAGTTGTTGATATGCATGTTGTTGGGCCGCTCGCCCCAGGGGCACCAGACCCCATGCGGGCAACGGTGGCGGTAGCGGGCCTTGCCGGTCCGGGGCAAGCGCTTGGTCGGCCTGCCGCAGCCCGGGCAGGGGTCGGCGAGACGCTGGCGCCCCTGGGCATCGCGCAGGACGGTCATCCGTTCCCCGTGGTGGCGGCCTCTAGCTTCGCCTGGATGCGCAGCGCCGCCGCGACGTTCTGGCTCTCGGCGCGCTTGTCGCTGTCCCCCAGCGGCCCACCGTCGTACTCGCCGAGATGCTGGTAGCTGAGGATGGCGTGGAGGACGTCCGCCTCCTTCTCCGTCAGCGTGAGGGTGATCATCCCGTCGCCTCTCCCTCGTGGTCGATGGCGCTGTCGTGGGCGTCGTTGTAGCTCTCGAATGCGCCGCTCTCATCGCCGCAGACACAGACCCAGGCGGTCCGGCCGCCGGACTCGATGAGCCGGGTCTCGTGGCGCGCCCGCCGCGCCCCCGCGAGCGCCGCCGCGACCTCGCCCCGGCTCAGCGGGTAGGCCGCGAGCATGCGGGCGTGGGCCTCGGCCACCGCCCGGTCCGCGTAGCGCATCGGCAGCAGCAGCCCGTGTTCAGCCAGGGCGAAGCGGCCATCGATCTCGCGGATCTCGATCATGCGGAGGCCTCCTCGTAGCGCACCCGGTGGCTCCGGCCGTCGTCGGCCGTCAGTCCTTCGTGCGCCCACCACAGTTCGTTCGCCACCCCGAGCGTGCTGCCCGTCGCCCGCCAGCCGCAGGTGCAGGTGGCGGTCCGGGCCAGGGACGTGCCGAGCGTGGCCGCGGGGGCATCGTCGCGCCGGAGCGCCCGCCGCCCGCCGAGCTTCGGCAGGAAGCGGCCGTCGCCCTCGCGCACCCAGCCGTTCGAGACCTTGCGCCACGTGCTCATTTCAGGAGCCCCTCCCGGCGCATCCGCGCCACCTCGGCCCGCAGCGTCCGCGGGCTCACCCGCAGGCCGCGCGCCTTGAGGCGGTCGCGGGCCAGCAGCAGGACCGCTTTCGTCGCCTTGTCCGTCATCACGTCGTCTCCAGTCGCTCGATTGCCGCGCGGCGGATATAGGGGAAGATGCCGTCCGCGTAGTAGCTCTCCAGGGTCCGTTCCGCGGCAGCCTTGCTCGGGTGCTCGGTGACCTCGACCGTGTCGTCGGCGTACCACCGGGTCAGCTTCACCTTCCGGCTCCCTTTCAGCATCGCCCTGGCCCTCCTTCCACCTTCAGTGTAGCACAGTCCAAGTCCAAGTCAAGTACGCGGCTCCCGGTGCTTGCGGATGCCCCCGGAGCCGTAATCAGCATGGCTCCGGCGGTCGTGCGGCTCCGCGGGTTTGCTACAGGTGCAGGGGCGCGTCTTCATCGGCAGGTGTGCGGCTCCGGCTCCAGGCCGTACGTGTCCGCCGCGCACCCCGAGCAGCAGAGCGAGCAGCCCGGGCACGTGGCCTGGGCCAGGACCTCCAGCGAGGTGGCCGCGGAGGTGTGGACGATGAAGGTCCCGCCCGCGGCTTCCCACAGGGCCCGGTACTTCGGCCAGTCATCGATCAGGATGTCGCCCGGGCGGCAGTAGCGTGCCTTGTCCTTCGCCGCGCAGGTGATGACCGCGGCGCCCGGGAAGTGCTCCGCCGCCCAGGCCCGCTTGTCCGCGACCGCGGTCGCGATCGACCAGGGCACGCCGGTCAGGATGATCGGGGGCCGCGGGCGCGCGGCCAGGACTCCGGCCCACAGCACGCGGGCGTCCGGCATCAGCGGCAGGCTGCGGTAGTAGTGCGGGATCGCGCCGATCCGGCGCCAGAACTCGGTGGCGCCGATCTCGGACTCGGCCTTGCGCGGATCGCGCAGGCCCAGGTGTTCCAGGGCCCCACCGTCGAAGTCCGCCAGGACGCCGTCCATGTCGACGTAGATCTGGGTCACCGCCGGGCCTCCTCGATGAGCCGCGCCGCCTGGTCGCGCGTGGTCGAGAACTTCAGCGCGATCCAGCCGACCTCGTCGGTATTCTTCCGCTCCAGGCGCGCGAAGTCTTCCAGGAAGGCGCGCACCAACTCGCGGCGCTTCTGCTCGGGTTTCTTTGGGTTCTTGTAGAAGCCGCGGGCGGTCATCGAATCTCTCCGATCTGCTCGATTTCGGCCTCCGTGAAGAAGGCCTGCAGGCGTCTCGTGAACCGGCAGGAAGCCAGGGCCTGGCGCACCTTCATCGGCCCCAACTCCTCCATCAGTTCGTCGGGATCAGTGGGCAGGCTCGCATCGCTCCCCACACAGGAGAGGATGTCGTAGTAGCCCGGCGCCTCGCCCTTCTCTCTCGCGGCTTGGCTGTTCCAGAAGTCGAAGCTCAGCGCCCCGCGGCTCGGGTGGTCGGCCACCTTTCCCGTGAAGTGCAGCCGCACGCGGTAGTGATCCCCGTGGACGTGATCGCAGGGCGACCGCCAGGCCGGGCACCGCGCCGCCGCGGGCCGCACCGCCTGCACGACCAGACCCATCCGATCCGCGACCGCCCGCGCCGCCCGCTCGTAGTCCGTCTCCGTTTTCATGCCGGGACCTCTCCGCGTCGCCGCGCCTCGCGCGCGTTCCGCTCGGCTCGATCGGCCAGGACCTTGGCCACCAGCTTGTCGACCAGGGCCGGGTCCGGCGCCACGGTCGCGAGCTTCTTCTCGCTGAACCGGGCCGCGGGCTCGACCAGGGCCTTGATCCCCTCGAAGAGCGTGAAGCTCCGCATGCCGTCCTTCACGGTCTCGGGGCGCACGCGGAGGTAGTAGCCGCGCCCGCCCGACGTCCCGGTCAGGAAGTTCATGCCGCCCCGCTCGTAGGCCACCTCGATGGTGAGTGCCTCGCCCTCGGCGGCGCCCGCGAAGGCCCGCTCCCCCAGCTTCCGCGTCTCTCGGCTCATGGCTCAGCCCTCCTTGTTGGCGCGCGCGTACCAGAGCCCGTCGGGGTGCTCCACGATGCCGATCTCTCGCGCCGTGGCGGGCAGGTCGGCCGCGGTGCCACCCGTCACAAACGTGACCAACTCGACCAAGGCCCGGTCGTACTCCGGGTTCTCTCCGTGCTCGCTCTTCAGGTGCGCGGCCTCGCGAATCAAAGCGGCTCGGGTCACTCGGCTCATGGCTCAACCCTCCTTGGAGCTTCGGTCGTTTTGCTCCCAAGCGGTTCCCTTCGAGAAAGACTCCCGCGGCGGGGGCACCATGCGCGCCCCGATGGCCTCGGCCAGTCCCTCGGGCCCGTAGTGCTCGGACAGGTGGCTCGTCTCGCTCCAGAGCGAGTAGCGGTGGCCCTCGTCGCGCCGCCCCACGAAGAACGGGGTGCCCGCCACCGGGATCAGACTGCTGCCGCTCGCCGCCGCCACCGCGGCCGTCACCGGCTCCAGGTACTTCGCCCGGAAGGCTGCCACCGCCTCGTGCGCGTAGTCCACGAACACGAAGCGGTTGCCGCCGGAGAGGATCTCGTGGCTGTATTCGTCGTAGCGGACCGACTCGTGCCCGTCCGCCACCGCCTTGACCGCGGCCAGCGGCACCGCCGGGTTCTTGATCCGGATGCGGATGCTGGAGCCCATCGAGTACAGGTCCGAGACCACCGAGACATCCCGGCCGGTCCAGCCGTACCGGGCCTTCAGGGTCTTTCGGATCGCCGCCGCCCGCTCCGTCGTCGTCATCGCTTGGTCCCTCCACCCTCAATGTAGCACAGTCTATGTCCGAACGCTGCCATCAACCCCCGTTTCCGTCCACCGGGAAGATCCGGACCTCGTCGTAGCCCCGGGTCTTCCAGTCGGTGTAGCTGGTGGCCAGGGCCTTGTCGGCCAGGGTCCGGGAGTGGTGCCAGGAGACCGGCAGCCAGCCCGTGGGCTCGGGCGAGCGGCTCACCTCGATGCTCACGTTGCCCGAGCCATCGCAGCGCCCGCCCAGCTTCGCGGCCAGGGCGCACGTGGCGCGGTGGGCGCCGCGGAGCGGCTCGTGGGCGCGCCAGGTTGCGTCGAAGGCATCGTGCCAGGCCTTGACGGTGCTGGCTGTGAAGCTCATGCCCGCCCGCGCCGCCTTCAGCTTGGCGTCGAAGTCCGCCTCCAGGGCCCGCGCCTCGGGGCAGGGCTCGTAGCGGTGCTTCACCCGATCGCGACTCGGCCGCGCCTTGTCCAGGCGGCTGGCGATCACGAAGGTGTAGGGCCGCGGGGTGCGGCGGCTGCCCTTGGTCCCATCCGGGAAGGTCACGGTCAGCTTCTTCATCGCTCTCTCCTTCCACCCCAAGTGTAGCACAGTCCAAGTCCAAGTCAAGGGGCGGCCACGGCCCGGGCCCGCTCCCTGGCGCCGACGATCCGGCGCCACCGCTTGACCTTGGTCGTGGCCAGCTTCAGCTTGCGCTCCCAGGCGGCCAGGGTGGCGCGCGCGGCGGCCAGCCGGTCGGCGCGAACCGCGACCGGGTCGGGCGGGGCCTTGGGCTTCGGGGGCTTCGACTTCAGCTTGCCGTCGAGCCAACCGTGGCGGACCACGTACTCGGCCATCTCGCGCTCCAGGGCGGCGTGGAAGCCGCCGTGGGGGCGGGTGCCGCCGATCGGCAGCCGGAGCCGCCGCTCGTCCCAGGTGTAGTGGGAGATGTCGTGGACCAGCCGCCACCAGCCGCGGGTCAGCGGGCGCTTGCCGGTCGGGTCGATCCAGCAGCGGCGCACGCGCCGGGCCCGCCAGGGCGTGTTGAAGGCCTTCCCCAGGCGCTTCGCCGCGCGCTCCGCTTCGACGCGCGTGATCGGCGGGATGCTGGCGGGCCAGACCTTGTTGACGGAGTCGTAGACGTTCATCGCGCGCCGCCTTTCTTCAGGGCCGCGAGGAGGTGGCCGATCTCTTTCTCGGCCAGTTCCAGGGCGCGGATCGCGGTGGCCGTATCGGGTGGGGGCTCGCGGAGCGCTGTATCGGCACGGACCAGCCACAGCCGGGCCGTGTCGAGCGTGCCGAGTTTGTTGGCCAGGGTGCCGGGGTTCTTCATCGCGTCGCCTTTCGGTAGCCCAGCTTCCGCTCGCAGGGCTTGCAGACGTAAGTCAGCGTGCGAGCTTCGCCGACCACGTGCAGGTGGCAGCGTTTGATCTGGCCGCACTCGTCACACTTGCGGCTCACGCCCGCCATCGCTCAGTCCTCCTCGCCCTTGCGGGCCCGGCACGTCGAGCAGCGCGCCGCACTGGTCTCGTCCCGATGATCGCCGCAGGTCGGCTTGCCGCAGTCCCCGCAGTAGGACAGCGCCAGATGGCCCGCGTCGGGGTGCAGCGAAAGCTCGACGCGGCAGACGTGGCAACGGCGCACGGGCGGGAACTCGCTCGGCTTGCCCTTCGGCTTCCGGGGGTAGAGGAGCATCGCTCAGCCCTCCACCGGGACCGGCGTCCAGTCGGGCGCCGCCAGGATCTCCAGGGCCCAGCCGTTGGCCCGCGCCGCTAGGCCCTTCAGCACCTTCCGCGCGGCCTCGATCGTGCCGCCCTTGCCCACCGGCACCTTCAACTCGGGATGCGCGGGGTCGAACGTCACCACCACGAACTTCCGATCCGGCGTGATCTTCATGACGTGCCCTCCAGCACCGGGTAGAGCTTCCGGAACAGGCCCTCGGTCCGATGGGTCCGCGCGGTCTTCAGCACCCGCACGTAGGTCCGGTCGAACCCGGCCGCCGCGAGCCAGGGGAACAGCCGCGCCCGCACCGCCCGCTCGCTGGAAGCCACCAGAGTCACGTGGAGCGTGGCACCGCCAGCGACGGAGGCGTAGACCTCGTACTTGTTGAGCTTCATGGCTAGGCAGCCTCCGCGAGCTTCTTGGCCCGGCCCGCCGCCCGGAGCGCCTTCGCCCGGGTCGCCGCCGCGGGACCGGCCGTCGCCTCCAGGGCATCCAGCCAGGCCTCGTACTCCGCGCCCAGCACCTCGGGCTCCTCCACCACCGGGGCCGGGAGCAGACCGAAGAGCGTCACCGCCTCACCGGCCAGGGCCGCCGCCTCCGGGGACTCGTACAGCCGCCCATCCCGCCAGGTCTTCAGGGGCCGTTTCATCGGGGGTCCACCTTTCCGGAGGCTCTCTCCGCCTCCACCCCAAGGGTAGCACAGTCTATGTCCGTGTCAAACGCTATTTTCGCCTGGCGAATCAGCAGGTTGCGGCCCGGCTCCTCGGGCCTCCTGGGCTACCGCGGCGCGTCAATTCACCTGGGGGCCCTTGACTTGGACTTAGACTGTGCTAGACTGAGAGTGGAAGGAGAGAGCGATGAGGAACTCCTGGTCGGACGGGACGCTGATCGAGTCGGAGACCCCGCGGGCTCCCAAGGTACCCAGCCCGAAGACCCTGGCGAAGTGGATGGAGGACGGCGTGGCCAAGGCCACCGACGGTTGCCGGGTCGAGCCCGACGGGCGGTGCCCGCACGGCAAGCCCAGTTGGCTCCTGCGGCTGGGCCTGATCTGAGGAGGGCCGACACCGGGACTCACCATCTCGGGACGTGTCGGCGCGCCGGAGGCTCCCAGGTGACGACTTCGGGTGGTTCCCGAGGCGACACCCCGGGGGTCCCGGATCACCGCGGCGCGGGTCGTTCCCGCCCCTCCTTGACTTGGACATAGACTGTGCTACACTGAGGGTGGAGGTAGGGAGGCCTCCTGGATATGGCCAAGAACCTCTGCGGCAAGACTCGGAAGCCCGACAACCCCTACGAGACCTGGAAGTCGGCCGACGGCACCTGGACCTGGAAGGTGCTCAAGAAGTACAGCGCCGACGACGACAAGCCCTACGCGCGCTGGTTCTGCTTCGTGACGAGCCCGTTCGTGCCGGACGGCGAGTACGGCGACACCTACGTGGCCGAGATCAAGCGGCACGCGGTGAAGGTGGGCTGACACCATGGCGACCCGGGGCCTCCGCCGGTCCGATGCCACCGAGCCCGTCCGGGTCATCGTGTGCGCCTGCGGCTGGTCGGGCGTCTACCGGACCCTGATCCTGGCCAACGAGGCCCACGCCGACCACACGGCGTGCGCGCCCGCGGGCGACCACCGCTACGCCATCGGGAACCTGCCCCGGGCGGCTTGACCTGGACATGGACTGTGCTAGACTTGGGATGGAGGACAGAGCGATGAGCGGCCCCAAGAAGGTCCACTGGTTCTCGGCTCCCGGCAAGGCGCCCTGCGGGGCGACCGGCGCGCTGCGGTTCTCGATCAACCCCTCGGAAATCACGTGCCCGCGTTGCCTCAAGGGCGCGGCCAAGAACTTCGGGAGGAAGACATGAAGGCCCCCGCCAAGCCGATTGCGGATGCGTTCCTGGTCGAGCCCCATACCTGCGACGGCGATCACTTCCTGGTGGTCGACATCGACCCCGACGACCCCTACGGCAGCTTCAAGCGGCTGCCCGCGGGTCTGGAGTACGAGGGCCGGATCTACGGCAAGACGGGCTACAACAGCGATCGGAACCGGGCCTACTACAAGGCCGGGGTCCCGCTGGCGCGGAGGGTCCGGTGAAGAAGACCTACGTGATCCAGAAGCGCATCGTCCTCGCGCAGCGCACTGAGGTGTTCTGGTACGCGGGCCCACATCTCCACGGCGGGTCCCGCTGGATGCCAGGGCGCGACGAGGCGCACCGGCTGACCTTCAAGGACGCCGCCGCGCTCGTGAAGCGGTTCAACCAGATGTCGAGCCGCTTCGGCGACTTCAATCATCTCTACTCGAAGGAGCCCGCATGATGGCCAAGCCAGCGCTCTTCAGCGTGACCTACCTGGAGCACGGCTCTTCGCTCTGGCGGACCACGGTGGTGCGCGGGTGGGCCGCGCTCGCGGCAGTCGAGCGGCGCCTGCGACGGCGCGGACTGCGGCGCAGCAACGTCGCGAACCGGCGGTACGGAGTCTTCAACAGCGGGAGGGTCACATGACCTACAGCATGCAGGCCGACCACGACGAGGAGCGCCGCATCGACGCCGCGATGGCCGAGGCCGCGGGGGCCGACCCCGCCCGGCCCGACATCATCGTGGAGCACCACGGCAGCCTCGCCATCCTGCGCGGCATGACCGACGCGGGCTACGCCTGGATCGAGGAGCATGTCTCCGGCGAGGGCTACCAGCCCTTCGGCCTCGGGGCCCGGCTGGTCGAGCCCCGCTACGTGCTGCCGATCCTGGAGGGGGCCATGGACGCTGGCCTGATCGTGGGATGAGCTACGCCTACGACGTCGGCGCCCGGGCGCGTGCCCTGGACAAGCCACTGAGTTGACCTGGACATAGACTGTGCTACACTGAGGGTGGAAGGAGCGAGCGATGAAAACCCGATACGCGGTGCGCGACGGCGTGGTGGTGGCCGAGGCCCTCCCGGACCCGGACTTCACGGCCCTGGAGGCGGCGGTGGTGGCAGCAGCGGTCGCAACAGCGGGGAAGCCGACCGAGGACCTCGTGGACTCCGCGGGGCACCGGATCGGGAACTACCTGTGAGGGAGGGCGCCATGACCTACCGGACCCTGACGAGTGACGAGGCCTCCCGGCACGGCACGAGCCTCCGGGGGTTCCTGCCTCCGATGCCCTACGCGCGCCTGATCGCGGCCTTCGGCGAGCCGACCTTCCGCTACGGCGACAAGGTGGAGGCCGAGTGGGTGATCGAGTTTGCGGACGGCACGCTGGCCACGGTCTACGACTACAAGATGGGCCCGCCGGTCGAGACCACGACGTCCTGGCACATCGGCGGCTACGAGGGAACCCCCGCGGTGGAGCGCGTGAGCGCGGCGCTCGGCGTGACCCCCGTGGGCATCGCGCGACACTACGGAGGCTGACCATGGGCTACTCGATCGACGCGCTGACCGGGCGCCTCTGCTGCGACAACTGCCCCAACTACACGGGCGTGCGCCGGGTGCGCTGCCCCTGGAATTACTGCCCCGCCGCGGCCCTTTGCCCGGACTGTCGAAAGGTCGTGCCCTACGGCAGCCGGAAGCCCGCGAACGTGGCCAAGTACCATCCGACCTGCGAGGCGGCGTCGGCCAGCTACAAGGCGGAGCGCGAGCGGGAAGCCGCCCTGCTGGCCAGCGGGGCGGCGGTCCGCTGCTCGGCGCTCGGTGGTCGAGATGGCCGTGTCCACGTGCTCTTCAAGCGGCGGGACGGCTCGCGCGAGGGACGGTACATGAGCCACGCGACCTACGATGCGATCCCGCTCCGGACCCCCGCGACGATCGAGGACTACGCGAAGCTCGGCGCCCTGGAGCCCGCGCCGGTCGACTTCCACTGGAACCGATGAAGTAGGAGCGCTGCTACTGCTGCAACCGCGTCGAGAGCGCGAAGCGCCCGATGAAGCCCCGTGAGTGGCACGGGCGGCTGCGCATGATCTGCGACGAGTGCGCCGCCCAGGAGGAGGCCAAGCGATGACTGGCATCTGGTATTGCAACGTCTGCCACGCGCAAAACTCGGTGGTCGATGGCGAGTGCCAATACTGCGAGTGCGGGGGTGCGGTCTGCGAGCGTGACAACTGCTCGGACCCGCGCCACTTCACCGTGCACGACGCCGACCATCTGGATGGGGCCGCGCCATGATCGACCACGTCCTGAGCGTGCGGGGCCAGGCCCGCCCGAGCCCCTACGGGGGCGTCGCCGTGGCCTACGCCTGTAGCTGTGGCCGGGCCTTCATCTCCGAGGCGCCGGAGCCGGTCTGCCCCGCGGCGATCGACTACGCGGCGGGACGGCGCGCGGGCCGGGCCGACAAGGCCGCGAAGCGGCGCCGGGTGCAGGAGTCCTGGATGACGGCGGCCTATCGCAAGGGCTACCTCTCGGGCCGCGGCCAGCAACTCAAGCCGAGTGAATCCGCTGAGCTTCCGCCAGCCCCGGAGCCCGTGCCATGAGTCTCCACAACGAGGACCTGGAATCGGGCGAGTACCGCTGGATGGAGTACACGGTGCGGATGCTGGTGCCGGTGAGTGCGCTGCAGGCTCCGCCGGGCCGCGATGGGCTCACGATGGACGAGTGGTTCGAGCAGGAACACGCCGCCGCGATGACGGTCGACGTGCTCCAGGTCACGCCCGTCGGCCAGCCGGGCTGCTGTCAGATCTGCGGCCTGGTCACCATCGAGACGGCCGGGTTCCCGCACGGGGAGCATCGCTACAAGGCCGCGAGCTACTGCCCCGACTGCACGGGCGGCGAGGGCGTCGGATGAACTCCGAGGCTGAGATCCTCGACATGCTGGTGGAGATCGCCCCGCCGATCATCGCGCTGCATTCCAAGCCCGAGGCGCGGGGCCGGTGCCTGCTGGCTGCCGCGGTCGGCTGCGAAGTCTGCCGCCACTTCGGGATCGCCGCCGCGCCGCTCTCGGTCGCGGTGGAGATCTACAACAAGGCCGCCGTCGACTGGATCACGGCGGGCCAGCCGGGCGGCGTCGAGGGCTACCAGGCCTGCGGCGCCTGGATCATCGTGATCGACCACGAGAACCGCCAGCCCCACGTCCGCGGCTGGCCGGGCCATCTCGTGGTCGAAATC